CGGACTTACTCCTGCGTCAGCAGTTATTGTAACATTTCCTGTAGCCAAGGTCAACGAGTTTCCAGTAGGTGTTACGTTAGTATCTATATTAATAGTAAAGGCACCTATACCTAAAGATACAGCATTTCCTGTAACTGTGTGATTAGCATCAGCTGTAATAGTTAATGAACCTGTACCTAATGTAAGTCTATTTGGATCTAAATTTTCAGTAACCGAATCTGCAATAATACCTACACTACCTATTGTAATAGCTAGTGAATTTTTAGATACTACTACATTTACATCTGTATCTGGTCCTGATGTAGCAAATGGTAATGCTGATATTGCGTCAAATCCTAAACTCATAAATAATCCTTAAAAGGGGACAGTAGGTATGTGGTGGTGTACTGCCCCCATCTAAAGATTATATCATCGTTTAAACCAAGAAGGAAGACCTAAATGTGGACGCTTGTCAAACATATTATCCTTCGCTCCCGGTGTTTTACGGTTGTTATAATGTAGAAAAACTTGTACGCATTCTTTCCCTTTAAATTTTTCTCTCCAATGTTCTAGCTCACAGCCAGAATAAACTAACATATCTCCTGGTTTTAAATCTACTTTAATACCTTTTTTACCAACTTCTCCTGATGGCTCTAGATATATTGGCCAGTCATCCCCACCAAGATTCATAGTTGTAGATATCTCACAACTAAATCTATCTTTATGTCTTTTTAAAACATCACCTTTTTTATATATTCTTGCATAAGTATAAGCAGGATATAATTTAAGACCTGTTACCTCTTCCATTTTAGGTTGACATTTTAACATTAAAGTTTCCATAGCCATATTAGCGTATTGAGAATATGTATTGGGTATTTGTTCGTTTTCATCTTCGTAATGACCTATAATATTTTCAAAAGGTGATATGTATCTAGCATTCCTGCAAGTATCATAAACTTGTTTTTGCATATTAAAATAATTTGCAACAAAGCTAGCCAAGTCTTTTGATATTGCTTTACGAATTACTGTATATTTATTTTTCTTAAAACTCATATTAAAAATAATTAAAATTTATTACCATTCTGTTATTACAATTTGTAGAATTTGTTCCGTAATGTTTTGTTTGTGCATCAAAAAAAACCATTCTATTGGCTTTACTTTCTATTTTATTGTCCCCTATCATAGTAAAACCATTATTATCATTTAAATAATATATTGCTGCTTTACATTTAAAAAACTGATCGGGATGTTTTTCAAATTTAATTAATTTATTAGATATAGGATTACAATTACCTTTTATTCTTATTAATGATAAAGGTTTTAATTTTTTTATTATACAATTTAAATCTTTAAAAAAATCAGAATTAATAAAATTATCTTTGTAAAAAATATGCACAAATTGATAATCGAATAATTTATTTGTAATAATTCTTTTACCTTTATTTAAATACCAAGGAAAAGTATCAGATTCCATTGTAATTTTTAAAACAAGGTGTTCATCTGGAGTTAAATAATTATCTACAACCTCAAACATCTTTAGCCATTTCTTTTGGAACCGCTTGTATGTTCCAATGTATAAATCTAAATGGTTCAAGTCCAAAGTCTACTGAATATTCGTGCTCTAAAAATCCTGGAAAGATAATTAACGTTCCTGGTTTTGGTCGTAGATGAAACTGTTCGTGACCTGCCCATACACCTTTTAAATCTGGTTTCATTTTTAATTTTGTACATCTTGCACCGGTCTTTGGTTCGTGAAATACAGGATAAGAAGTTTTATCACTACACTTTAAAAAGTAAAAACCTGATACGTGTTGATTCCAATGTATATGTGCTGAATGATGTCCACCACCTTTTTTAGCAAACTCTTGTACCCATAACTCACTAAACATAGTTGTGTATTGTGACATATCATAACCTTGGTGATCTAAATACTCCCAAGATTTTTGACCAATATAATTTCTAAAATCTAAAAAATCATTGTCAGCTGTAAGCGGTGTTGAGTGATATGATCTTCCAAAGTCACCGTGTTTTTTTATAAATTCTTTTTCTCTTGTTCTTGCATCTTTGATATATTTATTAGATGCTTTGTTTAACGATTTAACAAACTCTGGTTTTTCCTCACTCCATATTACAGTTGGAAAATAACTATTTATAAACATTATCTAAAAGGCCTCCCTAAATGCCATACCACAAGACTATATCTTGTGCCTGATGTTACTGGTTTAACTCTATGCCAAACAAAACTAGGAAATACAATAATAGATCCTTTTGGTAATATTTCTTTACATTGTACTCTGTGTTTTGATTCGTCTCTCATATGTGGATCATAGTTTCTAAAATCAAATTCTAATTCACCACCTTTGTATTCTGAACCATCTGTTAATTGACAAGTCATAGATAGTTTTCGAATTCTGCCGTGCTCTGGATTGTTAGGATCTTTTCTATCATAAGGTTTATCCCAACTATCACAGTGCCAATCATAATATTGATTAAGTTTATATTTTGTAAATTGACAAGACTCACTTCTTTCCCAATCAAAGTTCCAACCAGCTTGTCTATTTGCTTCGTGAACATATGGGTGTAATTCTTTATATATCCAAGTATCATTAAGCCACACTAAATCAGAATTTCTTTTTCTTTTTAAATCTTTTACTTCTTCTTTTTTTAATTTTCTATCACCATAGCCACCTGTTCTAGCCATAACTTCTTTTTGTGAATTTGCATAAGCTATTATATCATCACAAAACTTTGGTGTAAGAACACCACTAAAATACCAATAGTAATTAGATATATTCATAAGTTATTGTTTGAACAAAGTTTAATGAATTTTTTTGATTATTAGTTAGATAATACATATTAGTAGATGGAAACATTATAAACATATTATTTTCTAATGGTATATCCCAACTTCTACCTTTACGTCTGTTATCTTCATAATGTATTCTGACCATACAGTTTTTGACTTTTACACCATATAACAAAGTATAATCAGGTGAGTTACGTAGATCTACTGGATCTATATTAAGTAATGGGATTGTAGTCTCGTTAGGTTTATAGATATTACCCCACGTTTCTTTGTTAACTAAAGTAAACCCATACTCAAGGTTAACGTAATCTCGCATATATGTATTTAACATATCCCAAGTTCGTGAGAACGGAAAATTTTTGTTTTGAATTACTGATTGTAAGATGTCGCCTGATAATTTATCTCGGTCAATGTCCCAATCTTTGGGCATTGATACATCACCATAATATAGAGCTTGCTCTGTTAATACTTTCTTCTGCATACCACCACCATTTTTAATTTATGCTTTATGATCTGTCAAGTCCCAAGTTGTATTAGCTTCATTCCAGACGTAAGACCAAGAATGAGTCTCTGCTGTATTTTGTGATTCTTGTTCTGCAGTTAATGCTGGAGCATCACCGATTGGTGATTGCCATCTAGCTTCAGACATATTTTTTACCCAAGATGCGTGAGGTTTTTTAGGCCAAAAGATTTGATCATCCTCGTCCCAAGTATAACCTATACCTGCGTAGTTTCCTCTTAAAGGTGTACCACCACCTGAATGTGTGTTACCTGATGTATTGTAAGATGTTTGAATCCACATCTGTGCAGGCCAATTATTGTGTGTTTCTAAATATTGTTGACCTACTGATTCATCTTCAACACCATCAGCGTTTAACATATCACTATTATTCAAAGTCAATACTTGAATAACTTTTCCGTTTGATCCTAGTTTTGCAAAATGTGCCATAATGTTTCTCCTTATATCTTAAAATTAATTCTTAAACAATACATAAATATTATTGATATCTATACCTTATTATTACTACTCCACTACCACCATTTCCGCCTTCTCCCGAGTTTGGACTTACTCCTGGTGCATTAGTTCCACCTCCACCTCCACCACCAGTGTTGCACGTTCCTGCAACTCCTTTAGTTGGTGCTCCTAAAGGTTGTCCATTACCACCCTTACCACCACCACCTGGTCCTGCTTGTCCTCCTGTGCCCGGACTTCCTGGAGTTGGTCCACCTTGATCGGTCCCACCTCCGCCTCCACCACCTCTTACAACTGCTGAACCAGTAATTTCTGAAGACGCTCCATCTCCACCACAACCACCAAATCTTCCAGAACCATTCGTTCCAGGGTCAGTGGCACCGCCACCGCCACCACCACCATTCGATGGTCCTCCTTGTCCGCCAGCTGTTCCTTGTGCTGGAGTTGTAGAAGGTGTATTTCCTGCTGCACCTGCATTATTTTGATTTGCTCTACCACCACCACCAGAACCACCAGCAGTTAAAGTTGCACTACATTGTGCGCCTGTACCACCGCCAGCTCCACCAGCAGATGTAATGCCACCAAAACTTGAAGTTCCACCACTAGGTGCTTGAGTTACTCCTCCTGCTGGAGCAGGTGAACCTGTTCCTCCTCCCCCTACTACAATTGGATAAGCTTGTGCTGTTACTGTAACTCTATTTGGTGAGCTTGGATAACCATCTAATGGACTAGCTGTGTAAGGAGAACTAGGACTTTTTACTTCTCTGTATCCACCAGCCCCGGCTCCACCACCACCTGAATTTCCTCCTCCACCACCAGCTGCAACAATGACATATGAAACTAAATTATCTGTTGCACAGGCTGCTGCCTTACAAACTGTAAAAGTTCCAGGTCCTGTAAAAGTATGAATTTTATCATTTCCTGAAGTTGTTATTGTTCCACCTGTTGCAACCATATATGGATTTGTATTTGCTTGTGATTGTAAACCATCATCTGTTACTAACCAACCTTGTGTCGAATCTACATAAACTAATGTTACTGCTAAACCTTCTGTACTTAAAGTTGCATTGTTAGCAACTCCACCAATTTTTTCACTATTTCTATTTAATGTACAATTATTTGTGTCCCAAGTTTTTGCATAATCTTTAAATCCAACAACTGCTCCTGCGCTTGGGGAAGAGGGAAGTGTAACAGTTATTGCTCCTGATGTCGTATTTACAAAATACCCTTCACCAGATACTGCTGTAAAATCTCCTGTTTTAACTGTTGTTTGCCAGTTAACAGCACCTGTTGCACCAAAATTATTTGCAGTTCCATTATTATTAATTGTAGCTCCAGAAGCAATTGTTAAAGTACCTCCACTAGGAAGATTAAATGTATCTCCACTATCTCCTAATGTAGTTGTACCACAAGCTGTTCTTGGACTAATTTTATTTACTTTTATTTCACTCATAATTTACCTATTGAAATTTATACCTTATTATTACTATTCCTGAACCACCTGCGCCACCTGCATTATCATTGTCACCGCCACCACCACCACCGCCAGTGTTTGTTGTTCCTGCATTTCCAGTTCCAGGTTTTCCACCACCGCCACCACCTGCTCCTCCTGAAGTTGGGTTTGGTGATGCACCACCTCCACCTCCACCACTAAAAGCTGTTGGTGTTCCGTTAATACTTGTAGTTGCTCCAGCTCCACCAGCACCTGGACCACCAGTTACTCCTGCAACAGTTGCTCCACCGCCCCCACCTCTTTGACCAGTAGGATCATAATAAACTGCTCCTGGCTGACCTTGCGGAGGATCTACAGGCGGCGTGTTACCTACACCTGCTACATCTGGACTAACTATTTCTCTATTACCACCACCTGAACCACCATTAGCACCTCTGTGTTCAGGTCCTAAACCACCTCCACCACCTCCACCACCTGCGGATGTAATTGTTGAAAATGTTGAATTAACTCCTGAAGTTCCTCTAGGTGCTGCATTTCCTGAAGGTCCTCCTGCTCCACCACCACCTACTACAATTGGAAAAGATGTGGCTGTAACAGGAACACCTGTAGATGCTCTTAAAGGTGACCCTGTATAAGAATCATTTGAACCTAGTCCTTCTCTAAAACCACCTGCTCCACCACCACCACCAGTATCACCACCGGCCCCACCTCCACCAGCTACCACCATATAAGAGACTGTATCTGATCCAGCAGGATTACCTGCAGAACAAACTGTAAATGTTCCTGGTCCTGTAAATGTATGAACTTTAAAATTCGTGCAAACTGTAGTTATTGTTCCACCTGTTGCGGCTATAAATTGCGGTCCAGGAGCTTCTGATTGTAAACCTGATTCTGTTACAATCCATCCTTTAGTTGCATCTGCATAAACTAATGTAAGTGCAATTCCTTCTGTAGTAATCAAAGAATCTAATGCTGTTCCTCCAATATTAGATCCATTTCTTCCAAGTGTTAAATTGTTTGTATCAAAAGTATTTGCATAATCTGAAACAGAAACGATATCTCCTGCACTTGGTGAGCTTGGTAAAGTCATTGTAACTGCTCCTGAAGTTGTATTAACAAAATAACCTTCACCAGATGCTGCTGTAAAATCTCCAGTTTTAATTGTTGTCTGCCAATTTACAGAACCTGATCTTCCAAAACCTGATTGTGATGCACCTGATGCTAAAGCAACTGTATCACCACTAGCGCCAATAGTAATTGTATTACTATTCTCGTTAATGATGTTTTGACCACATTGGTTTTGAACGTTGTTTACTTTAATTGTGCTTGTCATTATTATTTTTTATACCTTATTATTACTATACCTGAACCACCCGCGCCGCCATTGCCTCCTTGGCCTCCACCACCTGCACCACCTCCAGTATTGACTGTTCCATTACCTCCTACACCTGAACCACCCGGACCTCCAGCACCACCTCCACCAAGTCCTGCTGCACCGCCACAACCAGAGTTAGGTTGACCTACTCCACCACCTCCGCCACCACCAAAAAATTTAAAAGAACCAGAAGTTACACCATTAGCTCCTGCTAGTTCATCTGGAAATCCACCTCCAGCACCAGCATCTCCACCAGGCACTGAACCTCCAGAGGGACTACCAACAGTCATAAATCCGCCGCCACCGCCGCCACCACCAGGGTTACTTGGAGACGATCCTCCGTTACTTCCTTGTGATGGAGTTACTGGGGGAGTGTTTCCACTTCCTACAGAAGTTCCACCTTGACCATTTCCTCCGCCTGATCCACCAGGATTTCCTGGATTTACAGGACCACCATCAGAACCTCCACTTCCACCACCAGCAGACGAAAGTCCGAAAGCACTAGAAACTGAACCGTCAGTACCTTTTGCTGAACCTGGACCAGGTCCACCAGTTCCTCCACCACCTATTACGATTGGATAAGCTTGGGCTGTGACAGTAACTGAACTAGCTCCTCTTCTTGGAAATGCAGGTGCGCTACAAGGCATTGTAAAAGTATTAGAAGCAAATCTTACTCCACCAGCACCTCCCCCGCCAGCATTATCTCCTCCTGAACCAGCTCCTCCAGCTACTATTAAATAATCTAAATCATTGTTAGCTGGTGTGGATGCAACAGAATTTACAGTAAAATTTCCTGGTCCTTTAAAAATTGCTAAATTAAAATTTCCACAAGGAGCAGTAGCAATTGTATTACAAGATCCTGAAACCGAAGCACAAATAACACTTTCTCCCTGTGTTGCAAATTGATTATCTTGAACTGATCTCCAACCTACTGTTGAATCTATATAAACAAAAGTTACCCCTTGTCCCTCTGTTGATAAAACAACTGAATCTCCCGCTGTACCACCATTAATTTTTTCTGAACCATTTGGATCAACTGTTAAACCATTTGAATCAAATGTATTATTATAATCTTGAACAGATACAATTGCTCCAGCACTACCTGCTGGTAAATTCATTGTAAATGCGCCACCTGTAGTGTTAGCAAAATATCCTTCACCATTAGCAGCTGTAAATGTTGCCGTTTTAATAGATCCTGTCTGCCAATCAACTGTTCCTGTTCTACCAAAACCTGATTGAGTAGCACCACTAGCTAAAGCTACAGTTCCACCACATCTACCTAAAGTTACAGTAGTTGCATCAGCAACAACAGTTTTACTAGCTCCACCACCAACTGTTAAAGTTGATCCTGATTGTTGTGTTACTGCATCTACTTCTATTTTTGACATTATACTATTACTAAAGTTCCTGTTACTGTTATTGTACCAGGTACTGTAATAGGTCCTGCGAGAACTCCGTTCTCAACAGTTTGAGTACCGTCCATTGTACCTGCTTGATTTTTTATAAACTCATCGGGAGCCGTTCCGCCTCCGATATATTGGATTCCATTTACTATTGCCGTCATAATTCCTCCTACGAACTAATTGTGTCAATAAATGATGTAACAATATCTAAAGACGAAGCAGTATCGCTTTGTGCTTTAAGTACATCACCATTTGCTAAAACAATTTTTGCACCGCCTTGAATTAGTTCGATTGCAGAGTTTGGTGGAACACTTACATTCTTTGCAATAAAGTGATCGTTTCCACTATTTACAATCTGACAACTAGCTAAAACAGTTCCAGTGGTAGTGTTACAGATTCTAATACCTATAACAGCATCAAAATCTCCAGCAGTAATTAAAGTAACTGGAGATGTACCAACGTTTCTTTGTAAATTGTTTCTAAAATCTTGTGCCATATTTTTTTCCTATTTATAACGCCACCGCCATTGCTAATGCAAAGCCAGCTGACGCTGCTCCTACTGGT